TATATTAACTAGTGGATTTTATAAAAAATTCGGAGCATTTGCTTCGCAAATTTCGAGAGCGTCAACATGAGCTTTCGCAGATACTCGCCAGTGGAGGCGCACAAGACTTTGTTCAGTACCAACGAATCGTTGGGGAAATTTCAGGGTTAAATTTCGCTGAACAAGAAATAACTACCCTGCTTGGAAGGATGGAAGAAATAGATGACTAAACCAGTACCAGAACGTGTGTTAAATTTTGGGTCTGACGGTGAGAAAGAAGAAGCTCAGATCACCCCAGAAAATTTAGAAGCGCACGCAAACAGATTACCTGTTCCTACGGGGTATAGAATTTTAATTCTACCTCACGAGCCTAAAAGCACCACTAAAGGTGGTATTATGCTCGCAAAACAAACTATCGAAAAAGAAAAACTAGCCGCGATTGTAGGCTTAGTTGTTTCTGTAGGACCAAGTGCTTATGGGGATAAAGAAAAATTCCCAGATGGGCCTTGGTGTAAAGAGGGAGATTTTATAATCTTTGGACGGTACGCAGGAGCACGTCTTCAAATAGAAGGTGGAAGTCTGCGACTTTTAAACGATGATGAAATCTTAGCAGTGATAAACGACCCAGAAGACATTCTGCAATAAGACGGAGATAATTGTGGCTGAACAAAATATAGAACTAGAGCTTCCTTCAGAGGAAGTAGATATTCATGATGCGGATGTACTCCAAGAAAGTGCCCCAGATTTAGATACAGGACTACAGACGGTTGAAGAAGTTCAACATACTGATGAAGTAGAGGATTATAGTGCTGGGGTTAAAAAACGAATAGATAAGTTAACTTATCGAATGCGAGAGTCAGAAAGACGCGAACAAGAAGCGATTAAATATGCGCAGAATGTTCAAGCTGAAAATAACGCTCTCCAACAAAAATTAACTTCTTCAGACTCAACATTAGTTAATGAATATGACAACAGAGTTAAGTCTGATTCTGAAAGAGCGAGAAGAGCACTTAAAGAAGCCACAGAATTAGGTGATTCAGAAGCAATAGCTTTGGCAACTGAAGCAGTTGCTAAAACTTCATTAGAAGCGCAGAATGTTCAGCGTTTACAAAGACAGCAGAAAATAAAAGGTCAGGCACCTCCTGTCCCTAGACAGCAAGCACCTGCACCGGCACCTGCACCGGCCCCAGATCCGATAGCGGAAGACTGGGCAGAACGAAATAATTGGTTTGGGAACGATCGAGTAATGACACAAGCAGCTATGGATATTCACCAAGAGATGATCGAAGAGAATAACCAACAAGGGCAGATGGTGTGGAACCCTAGAGCTCCCGAATATTTTAAAGAAGTTGATAAAAGAATGCAGGATTATTTCCCGCAAAAATTTAATCAAGAAAAACCCGTGCGACAATCTACTGTTGCGGGGTCTAGCCGTGGGGTTGGATCTCCTAATCGTGGAGCACGCAAAGTCTCACTCTCTCCTTCGCAGGTAGCAATTGCGAAAAGGATCGGAGTGCCCCCAGAAGAATATGCAAAATATGTGGAATAAAGGAGAGGATAAATGACAGATCGCACCTCTAGATCTGCTGAGACACGAGCAAAAGAAGCTCGCAGAAAACCGTGGCAACCACCTTCAATGTTGGACGCCCCAGAAGCATCACCAGGATTTAAACACAGGTGGTTACGTGCAGAAGTCCGAGGACACGATGACAAAGCGAATATGTCCAAACGTATTCGGGAAGGATTCGAACCAGTAAGAGCAGAAGACTACCCAGAATTCGATGCTCCTACTATAGACGATGGTAAGCACGCGGGTGTAGTTGGAGTAGGTGGCTTAGTTCTTGCAAAAATCCCAGAAGAAACCGTAGAAGAAAGAACTGATTACTTTAGAAAAAGAAGTCAGGAACAGATTCAGGGAGTAGACAACGATCTTTTGCGAGATAGTGATCCTAGAATGCCAATCAACCAGAGAGACATTCAAAGGAACTCTAAAGTTCAATTCGGCAGTCGGGACAAAAGTTCTGATTAAAATATCACTCTAATGATGAGGGTTTAACAATGGCTAATACGGATGCACCTAACGGGTTCACTCCTGCATACTCCCTGTACGGGGGTACTATTAGACCCAAGAAATTGCGTATTGCAAGTGCATACGGAACTGCTATTTATAGCGGGGACGTAGTCACACTTTCTTCGGGTTATGTCAATCAAGGGACAGCGACTTCCACTCCGGTTGGCGTGTTTTACGGTGTGTATTACACAGCAACAGATGGAACTCCTACTTTTTCAAAATCGTGGACAGCTAGTACCGCAACACTAGGCAGCGCAGATGCAGAAGCATATGTTTACGCTGATCCGGGTATTGTGTTCGAAGCACAGTTCACAGCGGGAACTCCTGCGGTAAGTTTTATTGGTAGTAAGTACACTCTAAGTACAACTGCCGGTAGTGCTACTAATGGGCGTTCTAAAGAGGGTGCAACAGCTACTACTAGTAGTGGTATTGCTTTATGTGTCGGTTTTGTAGATTCACCTAGCAACAGCATCGCTGCATATGCTCGGGCTTATTTTACATTCCCAACTAACGTCCTCGCAGTTTAAGGAGAGTAAATAATGGCGATTAATAGAGCACAACTCGTAAAAGAGCTTGTTCCTGGCCTTCATGCTCTCTTTGGACTTGAGTATGATAGGTATCCAAATGAGCATGAGGAGATTTTCGATACTGAAAGCTCCGAAAGGGCTTTCGAAGAAGAGGTTATGCTTTCTGGTTTTGGCGAAGCTCCTGTTAAGAGTGAAGGCTCTTCAGTGAACTACGACAGTGCGCAAGAAGCATGGACTGCACGTTATACACACGATACGGTTGCTTTGGCCTTCAGCTTGACTGAAGAAGCCATAGAGGACAATCTGTATGACACGCTGTCTTCTCGATACACTCGTGCCCTGGCACGTTCCATGATGACCACTAAGCAAATTAAGGCAGCAAATGTATTGAATAATGCATTTAGTTCTTCTTATACTGGTGGTGATGGAATAGAGCTTTGCGCGACTGATCACCCAACCGTTGCAAATGAAGAGCAAAAGAATGAGCTGTCTACCGCAGCTGATTTGAATGAAACTTCATTAGAGCAAGCTTTGATTGATATTTCTGCGTTCGAAGATGAACGTGGTCTTAAAATCAACGCTCAAGCAAGAAAGCTAATTATCCCACCTGCTTTGCAGTTTGTTGCGGATAGGCTTCTTGAGTCTCAAGGAAGAGTAGGTACAGCAGACAATGACATTAACGCACTTCGCAATATGGGAATGGTCCCTGAAGGCTATGCGGTAAATCATTATCTAACTGATACTGATGCATTCTTCTTAAAGACTGATGCTCCTAACGGTCTAAAGCATTTTGTTCGTACGGCTGTTTCAACCAACATGGAAGGTGACTTCGAAACCGGAAATGTTCGGTATAAAGCCAGAGAACGTTATAGTTTTGGTTGGTCTGATTGGAGAGGTATTTTCGGCTCTCCTGGAGCATAGTACCGAAAGGGGGGGTTATGCCCCCCTTTTATTTCTGGGAAACTAATAGCCCTAGCGACTGTCCCAGCAGACGCTTACGAATACTCTAGGGCCAACCCTTTCGTAAGGAGGACAGCCTAATGGCTAACACAACTTTTAACGGTGCAGTCCGTTCAGAAAATGGTTTCAAAACCATTGATGTAAATTCAACAACAGGCGCGATAACAGACGGTCTGGTAATCAACGCAGATGGTAATATCTATACTGATGATGGTGGGCATATTCAATATGCAGCAGCAACAGGGTATGGACCAGCTGATTCTATCGTAGGTAAAGGCGGGAGCCAATACGGCACAGTAGATCCCTTCACTTCAGGGCTTACTAAATTATTCCCATTAGGCAGCAGACTGCTTTACGGTAATACTGTTTATGCTTATGGTAGACTAGCAGCAGTCGCTGTAACAGCGGGTAAATGTGTAACTCACGCCGCATCAATAGCTCATCACTTCGACCTGACACCTACTGCTGGTGTGGCTGCTGGTGAAACTGCAATATCTGTTGAAACCGCCGGTACTGACATAACGCTTAATCAATACGCGGGTGGGTATCTTTATGTAAACGACGCTGCCGGTGAAGGCCAAATGCTTCGAATAGAGTCTAACCCAGCACATGACCACTCAGCTGACCCTTCAATCGTGATTACTTGTTACGATGATTTGGCAACAGCAATAACTACAAGTTCAAGAATAACTTTAATTCCTGATCCTCGTAGTGGTCAAATTGTGCAAGCCGCGACAACTACAGGTGCTACACTAGGTGTAACAGTTGTTGACATGGCAGCTAGTGCTTACGGTTGGTTTTCTGTTTCAGGTCCAGCTACAGTATTAACTTCAGGAACCCTAGTTGTAGGTAATCACGCAGTACCACTAGGTGCCGCCGGTGCTGTTGGCCCAGCCGCAGGAGATGTTATACAAGTAATTGGTACGGTAATGATTGTAAACGTAACTACTGATTATTCGTTAATCAACCTTACGGGTATTATCTAAGATAGGAGAACCATATGGGTATGTCTGATGTAAAAGCGGTTACTATAACCGCAGACACAGTAGCCTTAGATGCCGATGGAATATCCGTAGCAGCGTCAGTTGGTAATAACGCAGCACTTACAATAGGTGGTGCGTTAGCTTCTGGCGGTTCTGTCACACTTAGTCACGGGAGGATAGTTACTATCCTCTCTGCTGGGGATGATTCTGGAATTTCTTTTACGGTTACGGGTACTGATGTAAATAGTGACGCGCAAACTGAATCTATAACTGGGGCTAATGCTGGTACAGCTACTGGGTCCAAATATTTTCTAACAATATCTGGTATTTCAGCAGTTGGTAATCCAGCAGGTAACGTATCAGCGGGGGTTAACGCTTCTGCTGCTGATGTTATTTTTGCTGGGCGAGCTAGGCTAAAAGGATCTTTTTTAACGAGTACAGCAACTGCCGGTAATGTGGATTTTTTGACTACATCTCCTACGGGGACTAGTCTAATGAAAATCAGCTCAGTTAGTGATGCGGATGCTACACGAGATGTAGTTATTCCTGAGAATGGGGTATTGTTTACTGCTGGAGTTTATATTCAGTACACAGTTTCAACTTTCTTGACACTTACTGCGTTCCACGCATAGTGGCGACTTCAGGAACTAGAAGTTTTAGTTTAGATGTAGCGTTAGCTATAGAGGATGCATACGAGCTAGCAGGACTGGAACTTCGTACAGGGTACGATGCGGTTACTGCTAGGCGTTCTCTAAATTTAATGTTTGCAGATTGGTCTAATAGAGGTGTTCAACTTTGGGAGGTTGCAGAAGTTTCACAAACTCTCACAGAAGGTACTTCTTCTTATGATCTTAATTCCTACGACATTGATATATTAGATGCTGTTATACGACGAACTACAAGCGGTGTTCAGACTGATTATCAAATATCACGAGTAGATCGTAATGAATATTTTAATATTCCAAATAAAGAAACTAAGGCTAGGCCCACCCAGTTTTATTTAGAACGAAGTGTTACACCTAAAGTGTATTTGTGGCCTTCTCCTGAAAATTCTACTGATATTTTCTTATCGTATAGATGGCAGCGTATTCAAGATGCTACAGCCTCTGTTAATGATATAGACGTGCCTAGTCGTTTTATTCCTTGTTTGACAATGGGGTTAGCGTTTTATTTAGCAGTTAAAAAGAATCCTGATAAAGCAGCTATGTTACAACCTTTATACGAGCAGTCTTTAGTAAGCGCATTAAGATTTGATGAGGATAGAACTTCAGTTCATCTAATTCCTAAAGTGAGCTCTGTCTTTACCTAATGGCTTATGCACAAGGTAAATATGCATTAGGGGTTTGTGATCGCTGTGGTTGGGCGTATAAGTATTTGCAGCTTCGAATGGAATGGACAGGGTTTAAAGTCTGCCCAGAATGTTACGAGGCTAAAAATCCTCAATTAAACCCACCACCTCCTCCAAGAGACCCAGAGGGATTACATCAGGCACGACCTGAAGTTCCTTTGCCTCAGGCACAACTAGGTCTTGTAACAACTCAAAGCACTACTTTTACAACTGAAGCAGGAGTAGATGTAGGTGGAACTGTTGCAGTTACTGCAGATCCTATTGGCTCAAGCTTTTCAGCAGAAGAAGCTACAGGTAGTATTGGGACAGTAACAGTGAGCACAACATGAGTTTTACTTACGCAACACTTAAAACAGCTATTCAAAATTATTGTGAGACAAGCGAAACTACGTTTGACAATAATTTATCGGTCTTTATACAAGAAGCTGAAGAACGAATATTAAAGACGGTAGAAATACCAGATTTTAGAAAGAACGTCACAGGCACAGCTACTACAGGAAACACATATCTTGAAAGTCCTAGTGATTTTTTAGCCCCGTTGAGTTTAGCGGTAATAAGCAGTAGTGTTTATACTTACCTATATTTAAAACACGTGTCGTTTATTAGAGATTACACGCCTAATGCTTCTACAACAGGGGCTCCTATTTATTATGGATTATTTGATAGCTCAACTTTTATTTTGGGTCCTACACCTGACGCTGATTATGGCTTTGAGCTTCATTACAAGTACAGACCGCTCTCGTTAACTGCAGGAGCAGATAGTGCAACTACGTGGCTTTCTACTAATGCCCCAGATGCGTTACTATACGGCTCATTGGTAGAAGCGTCTACGTTTATAAAGACTCCTGAAGAAACCCCGTATTACGACCAGCGTTTTCAAGAAGCGATAGCAGGTCTGAAAAAACTCGGAGAGGGGTATGGTATTCGAGACGAGCATCGTTATGATATATCTAGGATGGGGTAGCGGTGATTAAGTTAGCAGTTGAATCAAACATAGGCGAGGTTGTTGTACAGACAACGACCAATAGAGGGTTCTCCCCAGAAGAATTAGCGCAACGAGCTACTGATCAGATAGTTACTGTTTCTTCTGAGGCAGAGCCTATCGTGCGACAACAGGCAGAAGCATTTAAAAGTCGCATTTATCATGTGGTTTTAGGTATTATTAACCAAGCAATTAAAAGCGACAGAACCACGCTTTGTAATGAATTTGTTCAACAAGGTCATCCAGACATTGCTGACATATTAAGGAGACTATAATGGCAATCACTACATCTATGGCAACCAGTTTTAAATCTGAATTGCTCCAGGGAATTCATAATTTCCACAATGGCTCTGGTGGAGGAACAACTACCACTACAGGTACAGGTAATACGTTTAAGATTGCCTTATATACCAGTAGCGCGACTCTGGCCGCATCAACTACTGCCTATGCAACCACTAACGAAGTTTCGGGTACTAATTACACAGCAGGTGGTAACACACTGACTAATGTTGACCCTTCAGCATCAGGAACAACGGCACTGACAGATTTTGCAGATTCCACGTGGTCTACAGCAACCGTAACAGCGAGAGGAGCGTTAATTTATAATTCCTCTACGACAGCGGGGTCAGCTAATCGAGCCGTGTGTGCCTTAGATTTTGGTGGAGACAAGACTAGTACAGCCGGTGACTTCACGGTTCAGTTTCCTGCGGCAGATGCGTCTAATGCAATCATACGAATCGCGTAGGCATAACGTGTGGCAATCATTAATGGGTGGGGTAGAGGTACTTGGGGCCAACTTGAATGGGGTGAAGGCGACCTTCCTGTCACAGTTACCGGCGTTGCAGGAACTGGGGCGGTTGGTTCCGTTACGGTTGCGGCGGCAGCAGATGTCGATGTCACAGGCGTGGCAGGAACATCAGCGGTCGGGTCAGTTACCGTTGTCGCAGAAGCTAATGTCGCACTCACAGGGGTGGTTGGAACAAGTGCGCTTGGTAGCATCTCGCTGGTCACAAACAACAATATCGACGTCACCGCAGCAGGAGCCACGGCTTCGGTTGGCACGGTTTCCACGTCTGCCAATGCAGACGTCGATGTTACTGGTGTTGTTGGTACTGGAAAGACTGGCGGGGAAGTTGTTTGGGGTCTTGTGGATACAGATCAAACGGCAAACTGGGCATCTATCGACGATAGTCAAACAGAAAATTGGGCGGCTGTTAGTAGCAGCCAAACACCGAATTGGAAAGAGGTAGCATAAAATGGCTAGTACATATGTAAACGAT